CTTACGCCAGCGTCGGCGCACCGGTAATCTTCAGCGTCACACTCGCCGTCAACCCATCCTCCACGGGAGCGCCCGGCTCGAAGCTGGTGACAAAGGCCGTGAAGCTCCAGGTAGTCGGCGCGGCATCCGGGAAGGTAATCGAAAAGCTCCCGCTCGCCCGTGTGGTGAGGAGGTAGAGCAGCCCGCCGCTGGCATTCTTGTGCGTGGCCGCCGCCGGGTCAAAGACAATATCCACCCCGATCTCCCCGCCATCCTTCAGCCCGCCCACAAACTCCCGCCAGGCCGACGTAGACGAGTGGTTAGTCACATCCACCGTCTCCAGGGTCAGCCCTGGGCCGGAGATGTTCGTCACCCCGGCGATTGTCGCCGCTGCCAATTTCAACAGTGTCCCGTAGGACGCATAATTCGCCATCTCTCAATCCTCCCTATGAAACAATCAGCACATGGCCCAGGTCATCGACCAGGTAGTCGGTGCCGTCCCAAATGAACTCAAAATCGCTCTCGACCTTCGGGTCGCCCGTGCCCAACATCGTCACATTCGCCGCCAGCTTCCCATCCACCGGCGCCGTCGGCTCAAATCCCGTCACAAAGGCCCGGAAGGCCCACGTCGTGCTGCCTGCATCGGGAAACGTAACCTTGAATATGTCATAATCCCGACCCGTCAGACTCGTCCACTTGCTCACGTGGCTGGCCGCAGCCGGGTCAAAGACCAGAGCGAACGTCAGTTCCCCGATCTCCTTCACGCCCCCCACCCCTGCCCGGTATGCGCTGGCCGCATCGTGGGCCGTCACATCCGGCGTATCCAGCCCCAGCCCCGGCCCCTGGATGTCCTCCACCTGGGCCACAGTCACATAGCCGTTCGTCGTATCAAACTGATGCAAAATCGCACCGAGTGCTGCATAGTTAGCCATCAGATGTCACTCCAAATGTAGTACTCCACAATCCGCCGCTGGTCATTCGTCTCCGGCGCAGGGATGGCCCTATCGTTGAGACTCAGCGCCGCATCGATGCGCACCCCGGCCACCGTCCCCCGATAATGCTCCAGCGCCCCGTGCAGCGCCTGGGCCACAGCCTGGGCGCTCGCCGCCGTCGCCGCCCATACATCAAACTGCATCCACGTCCGGATCAGCCCCACCGCCCCGCTGTGCGCATGTACCCGCATTGTGCTCACCCGCAAATAGCCGATGCCTGGCAGCGTGCCCCGGCGATAGGGTGCAGGCTCTATCCGGTCGCCCACCAGCCCCGCCAGCGTAGCGTCGCCCGTCAATATATCAACCAGGCTCTCTTCCAGACTTGCCACCCGTCACCCCGCAATTCGCTGTTTGCCACCTGCCACCTGCCACCTGCTATCTGCTACTTGCCACCTGCCACCTGCCTCACCTGATCCGCCACCGCCAACCGAAACTGGCGCACCGCCTCGCCCTTCTGCTCATCGAACGCAGGCCGCAGATAGGGGTGCGCCGGAATTTCCACCTTCCGGGCAAAGACCTTCTTCCCATCCACCTCAAACGCCAGCATCTTCGCCCGCTTCGGCACAACCGTCCCGCCAAACTCCTGCATCGCCGCATACTCCAGGTCAGTCCCCACCTGCACCGTGACCTTTGCTCCGTTTTTCTCGGTCGTCTCGCTGTGGATGCTTCGCCGCAGCGTGCCGGTGAGGTAGGGCGCTTTGTCATGGGCCGCGTTGCGAATCTCCTGCGCCCCCGCGTGCAGCGCCTGCTCCAGCACATCCCCCTGGGCCAGACGGCTCAGCGCCGCCAGCTTGCGGTCCAGCCTGTCCAGATTGCGCACCCGCACCGGCTTGCTCACGAAACCACCTCCACATCCAGATAGGTCGTCTTGCCCTGGCTGTCTATGCTCACCCCTTCAATGTCATAGGTCACACCGTCCACCACCGCCCGGTGCGCCTCCGTCACCGACGTGTACGCCCCGGCCAGCGCCACCCGCTTGCGCCGGCGCACAAAGTTCTGCCCGCTGGTCTCTGTCTCCCCATCCCGAATCACAGGAGGCTCAGCCACCGCACACGCCAGGCTCACGTGCCCCGCCAGATTCGCCCAGGACGGAATAGGCTCGCCCAGCGCGTTGCGGCTATTCGTCGCCACCTGAATCGTACACGCCGACGGATAGAAATTCGTCGCCAGCCCCGCCAGCAGCCCCGGATGCACAATCCCCAGATTATTCGCCATCTATCCCCCCACACCAGCGCCGGTTGAGTAGCCGAGTCTTCGAGGCGTATCGAAACCAAGCGGCTCACCCACGCAACACCTGCTTCCGCAGCCGCTCACGGGCCGAGAAATCGTCCACCACCATCTCCGCCCACTCAAACGCCCCGTCCTCAGCGAACTCCTCATCATCCGCCTGGCTGCGTAGCTTGTCCGCCCGCGCCATCAACGCCCTGGCCGTGGCCGCCCCGTCCGTGCGCAGGTCCATCAACTGGATCACCTTCTGCACAAACGCCTCATTGCTGGCCATCGTCTCCAACGCCAGCGCCGCCGCCCGCTTCAGGCTGTCGCCCTCCATGTCATGGAAAACGGCAAGCTCCGCATCCTCAAACACATAATTCGTCGAATCAGTGTCGAAGATGAGGAGCCTGATTTTCCCGGTCGCTGTGCTGGTATCGTAGGTAAACGCCATCTCTCACTCTCGTTTGCTTCAGCCCCTCCCCCGCAGCGGGGGAGGACGGGAGGGGGTTCGACCGATAATTAGCCTTATTCGCCGACGTTCGCCTTGTAGCTCTCGACAATCCGCCGGGCCGTCACATCGCCGATCCCCTTGATAGACGACAGCAGCGTGACCATCCGCTCCTCATCCAGCCCCACCATCTCCCCAGAGCCGGATGCGCTGGTGGCAGACACCGCCGCCACCAGCTTCTCCACACCGTCCGCCAGCCGTTCCGTTTGCTCCAAGAGAGCGTATAGATAAAACTCGCTCGTGCTTACCGCTGGTGGCAACACTCGATTCGCCATTGCTCCATTCCCCTCTGCGCCTCTGCGCCTCTGCGGGAGACTAGCTGTTGCTCCCGTTGCTCGCCACCGCGCCCTGCGGGTCCAGCAGCGTGCCGCCATAGGCCAGCACGCCCTTGAAATCCTGGCTCATCGTCTCAAAATCGCCAGCGTTCTGGTCCATCCCGCCGCCCACCCGCACGGCATTGCTCATCTTGCGGAACAACTGCGGCTCCTCGAAGCCCGCCAGGAAGCCCACCTCCGCCGCCGGCCGGTCGCTGTCCGGTCGCACATAGAGCGACCAACTGGTGTTGCCGTTCGACGTGGCGATAATCGGGATGTACGGATTCATCACCGCCTCCAGATTGCGCACAATCCAGTTGTTGACCCGGATGGTCTGGTTTGTCACACCGCCCTCGGTCGCCACATCCACCGTCAACTGGTTGAGCAGATTCTGGACAGTCACGTGCAGGGCCGGGGGATATTCCAACACCACACCCTCCACCAGAATCGGCTCGCTGTCGCTGTCGGTGAAGCCGAGCAGCGTCTCAAAGGCCGTGCCCAGCGAATCAATCGCCAGGTCCGGATTGCTCGTCAGCAGGTTTCCGTTGCCACTGCTGAAGAACGTCGCATCCGGGCCGCTCGAATCATAGAGCAGGNGAATCATAGAGCAGGTCGGTCACGAAATAGGCAATCGAGCGCCGCCCGCCCCGCCCCAGCCGGTCCGGGATGCTGTCAAACGCATCCAGGTCGTCGTTCATGATCGCCCGGAACGACAGCCGCACACCCTTGCTGTAGAGGCTGGGCGTGTAGGTGTAGTTGTCCTCTGCCAGGGTTGTGCTATAGGTCAGGCTATCCCCATCCACCTGCTCCGTATAGCGTCCCTCGGCCCCATTCAGCGCCAGCCGCCGCACCGTGCGGAAGTCCCGCAGCGGTCGGCTGACCCGCACATAGCGCCGCCAGCCCTGGGGGAACTCCCGGAAGCGCCCCAGCAGCATCCGGTCCAGCACATCCCCCATCAGATTAGGGAAGTCCGAAACCGTGTAGGCTTCGCTCAGACGCATCAGCCCTGGGTAATTGCTCTCGATGGCCCGGGCCGTACTCACATGGCTCGGCGCAATCGCCTCCTTCAGCGCCCAGCTCGGGGCGCGGCCCGCCAGCATATCGGCGATCAGCTCCGCAGCGCTCGCCACCCGGCTCTCATGCAGCGGGTCCGTCTGGTTACCCCAGCGACCGCTGCCATTCCCCCGCCGCGGCACACGGCTAAACCCTTCCAGCGCCCCGCCATTCTCATACCGCTCGCCCTGCCCGTTCTGGGCAGTCTTGTCAAATGTAATCATCCCCTCATCCTCCTGATGTCAGTTCACGCACCACGCACCACGCACCATTACGCCCGTGTGTACTCGACCCAGATGGCATACAGATGCAGAGCATCGGTCGTATGCGCCCCAGGTGTCAATTCGACCGTCAACGTCTGCGCCCCACTGGGCACATCCGCCGCGTCGATGCTGATGGTCTTCTCCGCAATCGACGCACTCAGCGCCGCCGAATCGTCCTCGACCTTCGTGTCGCCTTCGTTGAAGTACGAGTCCGCCGAAATCACCGGCGTATCCGTCGCCCCGGCCATCGCCGCCCGCAAGTGTACTTCCACCGCCGACGCCTCATCCAGATCAGGAGGCAACGGCACCTGAAAGACAATGGCGTCGCTGTTGGATGCCGCCCAGCGCAACCGCAGCGCGCTGTCCGTGTCGCCGTTGGTAAACTCGAAAATCGGCGTGGTGTCGCTGGCCAACAGACCACCATTGCCCGCAGCGTTGGTAATGTTGTTCGAGACAACCTCCCGCACGCTGGTCAGCGGCACCGGGATAAACCCGGTTTTCAGCGTAGTGCTCAACTTCACCGCCGTCACCGCCCCGGACGCAATGTCCCCGGTGTTGACAGTCCCCGTCCACGCCCCGGCGTCCACGTGCGCCACCTCAATCGTGGCTGTGGACCCGCTGCCTACCGTCGCCATGGCAAAGCCGAAGAAATAGCCAGAGGCTTTCTTCGACAGCTTCGGCGTGTCCGCATCCACATAGTAGATGGTGTCACCCACCGACACCGCACTGTTGCCGCTGTCGTCGATGCCCTTCACCGAGAAATTCCCGGTAAACGGCCCGAAATAGACAGTCGTCTCCGTCGCACTGTTGCCGCCCTCGCCCTCATCGGTCAGGGCAATGCCCGTCCGCTCCCCATAGCGCACCGGGTCCCCAGTCACCGGCGCGGCAGGATTGCTCACCACCACCGACAAATTCAGCCCCGGCTGCCGTGTAATGTTGCTCGCCATCGGTTATCCCTCCCGCTCAGTTGCGAATCCCAGATCGGCGAACGCATTCGCCAACCGCCGCTCCACCACCGCCATATCCACACTGC